GACTGGTAGATACTGTGCCGCTCCTCGTGCTTGAGCATACGTGACGCCACGCTTGGGAACCGCGTGTCCTGCCAGTCCTTGATGGCGTTGACCATCAGGTCGTAGTACCGCCCCGCGTCGTTCTCGTACACATGCGTCTCCAAGAAATACTCGTAGACCCAGCGCAGGCGTTCATCCTCCCGCGAGGTGGAGTTGGGGTTGCGGGACGTGTGCTGCTTGAGCGTGTACAGCACGTTGTAATTGGTCGGCTCTTGCATCAGCGCACAGTGCTGCTCGTAGAAACCACCGTGTTGTGCGTACGTGTCCAAACCCATCAGCAGGGCCATCGCTTTGACTTTGAATGTCATTTTTTTCATCCTCGTTACAAGTGCAGCCTGAGACGGCAGGCTGCGAACCGTTTGGTGAGACAGATGTCTCACTTATTCCGTGAATGTTCCCCCCGAGGCTTGGGCCATAGCGGCCTTGCCCGCCTCAACGTCAGCGGTCACTCGGGTGAGGACTTCGGCGCGAGTGCCCTTGTAGCCCATCCCCTTGAGGATGGCGTAGGCGCTCTTGTTGCGGCCCATGCGTAGGCCCTTTGTCTCTAGCTTGAGGCCGGAGCGCAGCGTGGCTAAGCGGAACAGGGCGATCTGGGTGGGGGTTGTCAGTGCGCTCATCGTGCCCCCCTTCCTGTGCGTTTGGTGGTGCTGGCGTAGGCCAGCCAGTAGTTGCTGATCGCCTCGGCTTCGCGCTGCTTACGCAAGCGCTCGGATCGGTCGTAGTTGGTGCGGCGTACGATATCGTCGCGCAGAGCGCGGAGACGGGCCAATTGCTCCGCCTTGATGGTGGTTGTTTTCATCTTCTCTTCCTCGTTACAAGTGCAGCGTGAGACGGCACGCTGCGAACCGTTCGGTGAGACAGATGTCTCACTTATTCACATGTATTCTCGCATATTTGCACGGTGACTGATATTCCTTGGCAGAGCTTGGCAGAATAGGATATCACCTCACCACGACTTTTGCCATAAAGTCTCCAGCATCCATGCGGGTTTGGGCCGAAGCACACGCATTCATCCACCTTTTTTGAGGTGCATATCTACACCCCCACTATATATGTGTTTCACATATATACATGTATAAATTTATATGCACATATATATAATTAGTTTTCTTAGTATATATATATAGGTGGATAAATTCGTGTGCTTGCGCCCAAACCCGCATGGATGCTAGAGAGTTCTTGGCAAAACGCTTGGTGAGGTGATATTCGATTTTGCCAAGGCTGCCAAGGGCCATTTCTAGAATATCAGTCATTTTCAAATCTCGCATAGCGGTTCGTGACTGATATTCCAAAGTGAGACAGCTGTCTCAGTCGCCCAGCACATCGAGCGCTTGCTGCGCGATGTCCTTCCATGCGTCTTGGTTGATGAAGGTGTACCCTTCCCATGCAGGGGCGTCGAGCTGCTCGACCGCGTACTTGGTGATCGCTTCTAACACGAAGGCGTTAGCCAGCGGGTTGTTGGCCATGAAGTTGCGGACGGCGAGGGGCTTGTTTACTTTGCGTACCATTTTGATTCTCCTATGAGGGCAAGATCGCCCCGCAAGCGCAGCACGCTGCGCTTGCAGTCAGACCTTGAAGTGGGACAGCTGTCTCACTCTCCTCTCACAACGAGAAGCCCTTGATCTTGAGGAACGCCAGTTCTTCTGGCGACGCCATGCACACGGCCATCATGTGCTTGTTCAGGTACGTTTGCAGTTTGGCGCGGTTCTGGATGGATGGCCGCGAACGATAGGCGATGATGAGCTTCGACATTTTGATACTCCTAGTATAAAAAGTGACTGACCAGTCACAAAATAGGCTTTGCGTCTACGGAATGGACGCGGTAGACACGAAACGAAACACCGGCCAAGCCCCGTCCCGAGGCTCGCCGGACACTCAATGAGACACCTGTCTCACTGCACAGCAGCCTTGGCTGCTTTGGCGTCACCGCCAAAGGCCAGCAGCAGCGCCTTGACAGCCGCCTTCTGCGCCCTAGTCAGGCTGACGATGGTCTTGCTGCTGGTCGCAGGCCCAGTCGCGCCGATCACATCGGCGATCACGCGGTTTGCCCAGCGCTTGGCCGCACACTTGGGGTCAGCCCACTTGCCGTCGGCGTACACCGCGCCGTAGCTGGTGGCCGCAATGGGGCACACGAAGCCCTTGACGGTATCGCGGTCAGCGCCCTTGAGCAAGCCCCGCAGCGTGGCCACGTTTGCCTGATACGCCACACGGGCATCGACTGCCTTGTCAGCATTGGCAAAGGCATCAGTGATAGCGGCATTGATTGCATTGGTATTGAATTTCATTTGATTCTCCTGAGACATCTGTCTCACTGGTTAACGTCCCGTAGCAGAGCCATTCCCTACCACATCGACAAGTCAATTTTACCCGAAGGGGTTGTTTTTACCCCTCAGATGTGGTATATGGCGACCCCCACCGGGGTGGTATCACCCCTTTTTGACGTGGCGACGCATTGCCGCTATAAACACTGTTTCGTAGCCACACAACCCATTTTGTAAAACCTTAGACAAAATCCTACCAACACATGTATACAGGCAAAACCAAAAGCACATATATACAGACCCACCCCCTTTCTGTAGAAAAACCCACCCCAAAAATTTTCTGCAAAAAAAACCCCGGAACCTTGCGGGCCGGGGTTAAGTTCACTTGGTGAACGAGGAGAAGCAAATGGGCAGCGAAGCTGCACAATCACCGAGGCGGAGTGTATACTAGCTTCAACGAGGCTGCAAGTTACAAGGGCTTACGCATGTTAGATCACCTGATAGATTTTGACCCCGAGGTGTTTGAACACACATCTCACGCTGCACTGAGCGCCGAAAGGGCGAGCCCAGAGCAACTGCTTGACGCCAAAATTGCCACTAACGACTGGCTGACAAAACTTGGCGCGGTGGATTCGGACGCCATAGCGGGGCCCCTAGACGCCAAAGCCGCGCAGACGGCCTTCACCAACATCATCTCTGCCGCCCCCGCAGAAAACACAGCCCTCGCAGTAGCCAACGTCAAAACCCCTGCTGCAGTGCAGCATTTGGTAGGCATGCTGACCGCCTACGACTGGGAGTTTGTGAACCAAGCCAAGGAGCTGCGCGGCTATGTCGTCGCCCAACTGGTCGAAGAGACCAAAAGCACCAACGCTAACATCCGCCTCAAGGCGCTCGGACTGCTCGGCAAGGTGACGGAGGTCGGGTTGTTCACCGAGAAGATCGAGATCAAGAAGGAAGAGCTGACTGACAACGAGCTGGACATGCGGATCAAGGAAAAGCTCAACCGGTTCATGGGCGTAGTTGATGTGCAGGACATTCTTGTCAATGAACCTTGACAAAATAACCACGCTCAGCAAGCCAGAGCTAGAGGCGCTTATGCGGGCGCTGCCCACGATGTCGATCAAAGACAAGATGGAGTTGTTTGACGACTTGGAGGTCCGCGAAAGACGCGCATCCCTTATGGCCGCTCAGAACAACATGCTGGGTTTTGCCACGGCGGTCTACCCCGGATTCAAAATCGGGCCCCAGCACCGCAAGCTGGCCAAGATTTTTACGGATGTGATCGAGGGCGGGAAAAAACGCGTGATCATTAATATTGCACCTCGTATGGGCAAGTCCGAGTTCAGCTCATACCTGTTCCCTGCTTACTTCTTAGGTAAATACCCTGAGAAGAAAATCATCATGGGCACGCACACTGCATCCCTGTCGGAAGACTTTGGGCGGCGGGTCCGAAACCTAATCGACTCTGAGGACTACCATGCTATTTTTCCTGAAACGCGGGTGGCAGCGGATCAAAAAGCTGCTGGAAAATGGTCTACTGCTGCCGGTGGCCAGTATTACGCCGCTGGTGTTGGTGGTGCTCTTGCCGGTCGTGGGGCTGATTTGTTTGTCGTCGATGACCCCCATTCCGAACAAGATGTAAAGGTCAACAGCCGACTGGCGTTCGACACCGCGTGGTCGTGGTTTCAGACCGGCCCCCTACAGCGCTTGATGCCGGGTGGGGCAATCATCATTGTGATGACGCGGTGGTCACTTCTCGACCTTACCGGGCGTTTAATAACGTACCAGACCAAAAACCCCGACTCACTTCCGTGGGAAATCGTGGAGTTGCCCGCCATCTTGAACGAGGATGAGGACAACGAAAAGTCGCTCTGGCCCGAGCAGTGGCCACTGGAAACGCTGAAAGCGACGAAGGCCAGCATTGAGCCGAGGTACTGGAACGCCCAGTACATGCAGCAACCGACGAGCGAGAACTCCGCGCTGGTGTCCCGCAAGCACTGGCGGGTGTGGGAGGGCGATGAGCCCCCCAAGTGCGACTACATACTGCAGAGCTGGGATACGGCCCACGAGGTAAAGAACACCTCGGACTACAGCGCCTGCACAACGTGGGGGGTGTTCTACAACCCGGAGGAGAACGACAGCCCGCAGTTGATTCTGTTGGACGCGTTTAAAGATCGGATGACGTTTCCCGAACTCAAACAAGTCGCGCTCAAGCACTGGAAAGAGTGGGAACCCGATGCGTTCATCGTGGAGAAGAAAGCTGCCGGTGGACCACTGATTCAAGAACTGCGGGCAATGGGCATACCCGTGCAGGAATTCAGCCCCAGCCGGGGCAACGATAAAATGGTGCGGCTCAACGCCGTAGCGGACCTGTTCACCTCGGGCAAGGTCTGGGCACCCGACACACGTTGGGCGCGGGAAGTGATCGAGGAAATAGCCTCGTTCCCCGTCGGCGAGAATGACGATTACGTGGACACAACAACCCAAGCGCTGCTGCGCTATCGCCAAGGCGGGTTTATTTCGTTAGACTCCGACGAGAAAGACGAGCCTAGAATATTTAGGCGCAGCAGACAAGCCGCATACTACTAAGGATACCGAATGGCAACCAACATTGACAAAGCGCTGTACCAAGCCCCTATGGGTTTGGACGACACGGGGGACGAGGGTATCGAGATAGAGATCGTTGATCCGGAGTCAGTGAAGATTGGGATTGACGGCATGGAGCTTGAGATTGACCCCGATGCCGCAGAGGACGCGAACTTCTCTGCAAACCTTGCAGAAGAGATGGACGACGGGGCGCTGCAGTCTCTTGGCTCGGACCTGACTTCCGAGATCGAAAACGACAAAGCGGGGCGCAAGGACTGGGAGAAAGCCTACACCGAAGGTCTGAAGCTGTTGGGCCTGCAGTACGAAGAGCGCACCGAGCCGTGGAACGGCGCTTGCGGGGTGTTCCACCCCATGATCACAGAAGCCGTGGTTCGCTTCCAAAGCGAGACCATCACGGAAACCTTCCCGGCTGCTGGCCCGGTGAAGACCAAGATCATAGGCAAAGAGACCAAAGAGAAGAAAGAGTCGGCGGTTCGCGTTCAGGAGGACATGAACTGGCAGTTGACGGAGAAGATGGTTGAGTTCAGGGCAGAGCACGAGCGCATGCTGTGGAGCCTCCCCGCCACCGGATCAGCGTTTAAGAAGGTCTACTACGACCCTAGCCTAGGACGCCAGACCTCTATATTTATCCCAGCGGAAGACATCCTGCTGCCCTATGGGGCGTCTGACATCCAGTCTTGCTACCGCGTCACCCACGTGATGCACAAGACCAAGAACGAGATACTG